GATACTGAGGCAGGAAAAGAAACTAGAGATATGTCAAGAGCACAAATACTCAAAGCTGCATTTAGAGTTTTAACTTTAAAACTTGGAAAAGCAAAAGTGCCAATGGTTGTAACGAATCATACTTATGATGTGATTGGTTCAATGTTCCCAACTAAAGAAATGGGTGGTGGTAGTGGATTAAAGTATGCTGCTTCAAGTATCATATATCTTTCAAAGAAAAAATTTAAAGATGGTACAGAAGTTATAGGTAATATAATTCATTGTAAAAATCATAAGTCAAGATTAACTATGGAAAATAAAATGGTTGATGTTTTATTAACTTATGATAAAGGACTTGACAAGTATTATGGATTACTTGATTTGGCTGTACAATATGGAATATTCAAACAAGTATCTACTCGTATTGAATTACCAGATGGTACTAAACAATATGCCAAAACAATTAATAATGACCCAGAAAAATATTTTACAGAAGATGTAATGAAAAAACTTGAAGAAGTTGCACTTAAAGAGTTTAAGTATGGCAACGATAGTTAAAAATTGTTGCACATCTTTATTTTTAGATTTTTTTAAACATCAAGTCACTAAGTCTAGAAAATGGAACTTTAATTATCCAATGGGTAAACCATTTGAAGACAAACATGCAAAGATAGATGTCATACAAGGTGACACAATGCATGATGAATTTTTGGGCGGCGTGTCTATGAGTTTGTTAATGATGATTCATGAAACTGCAAAAAAACAAAATGTAAATGTTCCCCTAGACCTTTTGTTTTGTGGTATCTCTATGAAAGATAAACATAGAGAAGACAACTTACATACAGACCATGAAAAAGATGAACTACAAGACACGCCAATCATTAAAGTATTAGGAATATTAAATTCAGATTGGAAAAAATCTTGGGGTGGTGGATTTGAACATGGTGGAATTTTACATTCACCAGAACCAGGTGACTTCATAGTATTTGACCCAAGAGTACCACATAAGGCACAAGATATATTTGTAGATAATAAAAGAATAGCAATAGATTGGACTATAAGAAATGGATAATTTAATAAGAGTTTATGATAATGTCATTGATAGTGAATATTGTAAAAAACTTATAGATAGATTTGAATCTAATAAACAACTACATCAAAGTTTTGATGATAGAGGAATGGTATTTTCACAAATTAATATTCAAAAAGAAGGTTGGTATGATGATGTAAATATTTTGAGTAAGATGTTTCAAGATAATGTTGACAGATATAAAAAAGATTGTAAAATAGAAAAACAACAAATGCCAATGAATTATATTTTAGAACCTATTCGAATGAAAAGATATTTACCAAATAATTATGATGAATTTAAAAATCATGTTGATGTGCATAGTAAAATGAATTGTACAAGATTTTTATCCATGTTTGTATACATGGCTGATAATAAAAAAGGAAAGACAATATTTCCAAATTTAGATATAGAGATAGAATGTAAACAAGGAAGTCTATTAATATTTCCACCAATGTGGCCATGGTTACATGCAGGACAAAAACCATCAAGAGTTTCAAAATACATTATGCAGAGTTATTTACATTATGTCTAATATCAAAGATAGTTATGTTTTTGTAGAAAGTAAATCACAAGACCAAACTTGTATTGGTATTAAAGGTGGAAAGTTTGCTGGTGTAATTTATAAGTATGGAAAAGTTTCACTTGGTGAAGAAACAGAAGATGGTCAGATGCCATTTAAATTTGAGTTTGACATTGTTGATAATAACTCAGTACCAAGAGAACAATTTGGGAATGATTGGACAGATTTAATAGGTGATATTTTAGTAGATATAATTGAGGAGCAATATGCAGAACCAGACAATAGAAAGGACAACTCTAACTAATCTTTTAAACAATGAAGAATATGCTAGAAAGGTTTTACCTTTTATAAGAGCAGAATATTTTGATGTTAAAGAAGAAAGAGTAATTTTTGATGAGATTCAAAAGTTTGTTGACAAGTATAATAAGATACCAACTCAAACATCATTAGAGATTGAAGTAGGTACAAGAAAAGATTTAAATGATGTAGAGCATAAAAAGATTGTAGAGATAATTAAAACTCTTAAAAAAGAAACTATAGATTTTGATTGGTTAGTAGATACAACAGAAAAGTTTGTCAAAGATAAAGCAATTTATAATGCAATCGTAGAAGGTGTTGGTATTATAGATGGTAAAACTAAAGATAAAACACCAGATGCAATACCAGAGATTCTAACTGAGGCACTTGCGGTATCTTTTGATAATTCTGTAGGTCATGATTATCTAGAAGACCATGAGGCAAGATTTGATTATTATCATCACAAAGAAGAAAGAATACCATTTGATTTAGAATTCTTTAACAAGATTACTAAAGGTGGACTTCCACCTAAGACTTTAAACATTGCACTTGCTGGAACAGGTGTCGGTAAATCATTGTTCATGTGTCATCAAGCTGCAAACTGTTTATCACAAGGAAAGAATGTTTTATACATTTCATTAGAAATGGCAGAAGAAAGAATTGCAGAAAGAATAGATGCCAATATGATGAATATCAGTATACCAGATTTACATGACTTACCTAAAAAGATGTTTGATGATAAGATTACAAGATTACAAAAGAAAGCAAAAGGTAAATTAATTATAAAAGAATATCCAACTGCATCCGCACATAGTGGTCACTTTAGAGGACTACTGAAAGAACTTGCAATCAAGAAATCTTTCAAACCAGATATCATCTTTATTGATTATTTAAATATCTGTGCATCAAGTAGATTCAGAGCAGGCAGTTCTATGAACTCTTATACAATCATTAAATCTATTGCAGAAGAATTGAGAGGACTTGCAGTAGAAACAAATGTACCTATTATGTCTGCAACACAAACTACTCGAAGTGGATTCTCTAATACAGATGTTGGACTTGAAGATACATCAGAAAGTTTTGGATTACCTGCAACGGCTGACTTAATGTTTGCATTGATATCCACAGATGAACTAGAAGAACTGAATCAAATCTGTGTCAAACAATTAAAGAACAGATACAATGACCCTACAATGAATAAGAGATTTATCATTGGAATAGATAGAAACAAAATGAAACTATTTGATGTAGAACTCAAAGCACAAGATGAACTTGTAGACCATGGTCAAAGTGATGTTCCTATTGCAGATAAAGGACAAGGATTCGGTAAAGGACAAGGCCCTAATCTATCTGGTAAAGAGGTAGATGTAAATCCATTCACAAAAACAGGTCAAGAACAATCCAAAGAAGACAAATACGACAAATTCTCTAAATTAAAAGTTTAATAAATAGACTTATATAACTATATTTAAATGGAGAAATTGATGTCATTTAGACGCTCTATGGAGCAGTTAAGACCTGCTCGTACACAAAAAGTAAACTTACAAGAAAAGGTTCAAATACTTTTAACAGAGGAATCTGAAAAGTTTTCTACTGCTATGGAAAATGTCATTGGTGCATGTTACGAGGCAGCATCTCAACCTGAAAATCAAAAAGAGGCTAAAATGAACGCCTTGATAAAAAAATTTAAGAAAGATTTTAATAATACCAGCACTGTTCATAAGGGAGAAGACCAAGTAAAAAATTGTCTTGCGTTTGGAGAAAAAATTAAAGATGCACTACCTGGTAATGGTGGTGACGGAAAATTTGCGGTACAAAAAAAAGGAACAATTACAGCAGATTGGAAAAAATGGGGTGGTAAAAACAATACATCTAAAACAGACATAGTGATAGGTGGATATCAATGTTCAGTAAAAAATGCAGCTGGTGCTCAACTTATGAGTGCAAAGTCTGGTGAATCTATTGCCACTGCTGAAGCTGCAGCAGTAGAAATAAATGGAACTAAAAATCCAATACCTGCAAAAACATTAAGTGGTTTAACAGCTGCCATGGATGAATTGGCACAATTTACATCAGAAGGTTATTATGCATCTATGGATAATTTAAGAGCATTAAAAGAAAAAGGACAAGGTAAAACATTAATAAAATATCTAGAAAAAAAACAAAAAGATTATGAAAAAGATTTAGAAAAATGGAAAAATAGTGGTGGATTAAAAAAAGATAAACCTAAAGATTTAACTGCAACAGAAAAGAAAATGTTGGCAAATAAAGAAAAGGCATCAGAATATAAAACTGTTTTAAAAGGTGTAAATGCTGAATTTATGGATAAAGTAGATGGTATCTTTAAACAAAATCAAGATAAAGTTAAAAAATTATTAACAAAAGCATTTGATACTAAAGGTGATTATAAATTAGCATTTGTTCACGAGGCTGCAACAGGTAAAAGAAAGTTTGGAACTGATACAGTACAATATGCAGATTACTTATTAAGTTGGAGAAAAAAATCAAATATTGCTGATTTTGATGTTGATGTTGAAAGTGTTGCAAAAAGAAATGATACTTTAATCAAAAAATATGCAAAACAAATAGATTTACAAGTAAATTGGAAGTCATCATCTTCATCTGGTCACAAGGGTTACAATTTATATCAAAATGTCCGTCTAGGAGTAAAATCAGCACAAAGTAAAGTAGAAAAACAAGAAGAAAGTTTTCATCAAAAGATAGATGAATATCAAATGCAATTAAATGAAGGTTTAATAACCGAAGTTTGGTTATGGGATAAGATAAAAGAATTAGCTCAGAAATTTATGCAAAATATCAAAGAAATATGGAATGATATTAAAGAATATTTACAACAGGTATTTAAAAAAATTAAAGAATTTGCTAGTGAGGGTATAGAAGCTTTATCAAATGCATTAGGATTTGAAATAGAAACTAATGAACCACTTGAAGGTGTAAATTTAAAACTGTGAACAATCTAGCAGAACAATTATTATTCGAAGATAAAGGTGGAAAGAACCTACATCTAGAACACATAGAAGATGAGATACTTAACTATGGTATTACAGGTGGTCGTGCATCTATAAACTTTATACAGTCACTAAGAGATATGTTTGCTGGTGCAAGTCGTTCATCTATTAATATGACAGTTAAATGGGATGGTGCTCCTGCAGTCTTTGCTGGAGTAGACCCAGCAGATGGTAAGTTTTTTGTAGGA